ACGCTGTCCAGAAGATACGCCAAAGCGCCCTCCGCGACATAGCTTCTTTGGTGCTTCAGCCCAACCCCGTCCTCGATCACTCGCCCAAGAAACAGCAGCCTTCCGTCACGATAAACCTTGATCCGGCTTTGAAGCCTTGTTACCGCGCCGCTGTTCGGATTCGTATCGGGTATCCCAAAGGACAGACTTGCGGGTTCGTTCTTTGCAAGCGTCAGCACCGGGTCGGTCAGCACATAGTCCGGCAGGCGCGGATCGTAGAGCAGCGCGTTATCACTGAACACGGTAAACATTACAGCGCCCCCTCTCTGTACGAAAACACGACCTCCCCGGTCGTGGTCACTTCCACCGTCGTCGTTCCGGCTTCCAGCAACAACGCAAGAATAAAATGCGTCCCCGCCGCGACGACCGTTGTTGTAGGAGCGCCGCCGCTTTGGTAGACGAGCGTCGCTTCGGCGCTCGCCGTTATCTCCGGCACGACGGGCATATGCAGGTTCGTAAGCGTCGCCGTGCCGCTGCCGGTCTGCGTAACCGTCGTAATCGTTCGCTTGTACTTGTAAGGCTCGGCGGTCACGTTTACCGTTATGGCGCAGTAGCCGTCCTTCTTATCCAAGGCGTCCACGCTGACCCGACCAACATAATAGAATGACGGATCGCGGTCGAACACCAGCTCTATCCGATTGCCGTGTACGTCGTTGACGAAGGCGAAAAGCGCCTGCTCATATGGCGCGACGGCGTACAGCGTGAGGGAAACGGCCCTGTCCGAATAGCGGACAAAGCCGAAGCCCTCGGTCAGGTCGAGCGTCCCGTCCCGCCCGGGTATCTCCACGAAGCTGGTCCGTACCACGGGCATGGGAATCAAATAAGGAGCGACGATGAAGCCGTAATCGCTCTTGGCGCTTTTGCTTCCAAACAGGATATCGCTCACAGGAATCGCTCCTTTCTGCGCTGCATCGTTCCAAGCGCGTCGTCCATTGCGGGCGCAAGCCAGCCGACCACCGTGCCGGTGTCCGCTACCAGCTGGTAGTTGCCCATCTGCGGCAGATACTTTTCGAGCAGCGCGACAACAGCCGCAAGACCGCCCGATGCGCCGCTTACAGAAGCGGAGCCGTTGACCGTGAAATCCGTTGACAAGCCGGATTGCATATCATCCGCAAGCCCCTTCATTACGTCGTTGATATCGTCGCTCATGGCTTCGGCGGCCTTCACCGCTTCGTCACCGTTGTCCTCGATCGATCCGGCAAGGCCCTTGACCAGCATCTCACCGACCCAGCCCATCTCCTTGGAGGGAGAGTGAATGCCGAAGAAGTCGCAAATGCCGTCCCAGATGGAGCGGATCCAGCCGGACACCTTATTCCAAAGCCACGATGCAAGGCTCTTGATACCTTCCCACAGCCCCTTAACAATGTTGCCGCCGATCTCCACGATCTTGTACATCAGGCTCCCGAACGCCTCCACGATGCCCTTAATGATCTGCGGCACCGCCTTGACGATCTCGATAATGATAGTCGGAAGGTTCTCGATCAAGGCAACGAACAGCTCCACGCCCGCCATGATGATCTTGTCGATGTTGTTCATGAGTGCGTTTACAATGCCGGAAATGATCTGCGGGATCGCCTTCACAATCGTCGTTATGATCTGCGGCAGCGCACGAATGAGTGCGATGAGCAGGTCGATCCCCGCCTGTATGATCTGCGGGATCGCATTCAGCACAGCGGTAATGATCCCATCGATAATAAGCGGGATCGCTTCTACGATCGCCGCGATGATCTCCGGGAGCGCCGCCACAAGGGAGGTCAGAAGCTGTATCCCAGCGTCGATGAGCTGCGGAATCGCGGAAAGAATGAAGTCGATGATCGAAAGGATCAGCGCGGGCAGCGCTTCGATCAAGACGGGAATCGCGTCAAGGATGCCCTGCGCAAGACCCATCACAAGCTGCAGCGCCGCGTCCAGCAGCAGCGGCAGGTTGTCGATCAGTGTTTTCACAAGCGTCGTTACCGCTTGAACCGCCGCCGGGATCAGGGTAGGCAAAGCGTCCGCGATGCCCTTTACCAATGCCGCGACCGCCTTTACCGCCGCTTCCACGATCATGGGCAGCGCGTCTATGATCCCCTTTACCAGCGCCAGTACCAGCTGTACTGCGCCCGATGAGATCTGCGGCAGCGCGGCGATCAGCCCCGCCAGGATCGAGAACACGATCTGACTTGCGGAGTCCACGATCTGGGGAAGGTTGTCCACGATCGCGCCGCCAAGCGCGCCGATGATCTCGCCTATGACCTCCAAGAGCTCCGGCGCATACTTCATAACGCTGTTTAGGGCCTTGGGCAGAATCCCCGCAACGACGTCGGACATTTTTCCGATGTCGCCGTTCGCGTCGAGGATGCCGTTGGTAAACTCGCCAAGCAGGTCGACGCCCTCTCCGGCAAGGTCGGTCAGCACGGGCAGCAGCACCGTGCCAAGCGCGTTCTTCGCCGCTGTCGCGCCAACAGAAAGATATTGAAGCTGGTCGTCCAGCGCGCCGTATGCTTGAAGCATATCCTCACCAACGACATAACCGGCCTTTTGCGCCGCCTGTCCCAGCTCGTCCATTCGCGCCGAGCCCGCTTCGATCAAGGGGTTTAGCTCCTGCGCGGATTTGCCGAGGATCGCCATGGCGAGCGCGTCGCGTTCTGTCTCGTTCGTCATTCCGCCCAGCGCGTCGATGACCTCCCAGTAGACCGTATCGCTGTCGCGCAGACTGCCGTCCGCGTTCGTAACGGACACGCCCAGCTTGTCGTATGCCTCCACGGAGGTTTTCGTGCCGTCCTGCACGGCCTTCATGGACTTGATCTGCTTGGCCATGGACTTGGTAAGCGTGTCGGTGGAAACGTCGATCAGCTCCGCCGCGTACATATACTCCTGCAGCTTATCCGTGGCGATGCCCGTCTGCGTAGAAGTTGTGAGAACGCTGTCGGCGTATGCCGCGCCCTCGCGGGTCATGTCGATGAGCGCCTTGCCTGCGGCGATCGCCGCCGCACCTACCGCTGCGAACGCGGCTGCGATGGCGACTCCCGCCGCTTTGCAGACCGTGCCAAGCTGTTCGAACCTGCCGCCCGCGTCGTCGCTCTGCTTGCCCGCGTCCTCGACCTCGTCGCCAAAGTCGTCCGCCTGCTTTCCGGCGTCGTCAAACTCGTTTTCCGCCTTATCGAGCGCGCCGTTGTTCTGCTCGACCTCGCGTTCCATGCCGTTCAGCGCGGCTTCGGCGTTATTGAGTTGGATCTGCCACGCCTGCGTTCTGCGGTCGTTTTCGCCAAAGGATGCGGCGGCGTTTTCCAGCGCGGAGCGAAGCGTTTCGATCTTGCTCTTCTGCGCCTCGATCTCCTTATTGAGCACCTGATTCCGGGCGGAAAGCGCCTGCACGGAGGAGTCGTTTTTATCGAACTGGGAGGAAACGAGCTTCATCTCACTGCCCAACACCTTAAAGGACTGGTTGATGTCCGACAGCGCCCGTTTGAACTCCTTTTCGCCCTCCAGTCCGATCTTTAGACCAAAGTCATCCGCCATACGCTCACCTCCTTAGAACCCGTCCGGGATGATATCGTCAATGAATACGGTGCGCTTCGGCCGCGCCAGCCCGTTGTACTGCTTGTGGCATTCCCACAGATCGAGCAGCAAGCCAAACGGCGTCAGCCACACTTCGTCCATTGACAGATGAAGCAGACTGACGCCGTAATATAGAAGTCGGGTAAACAGTTCCTCGTCTGTTACTCGACTTCCGCGTTTTTTGGGTCGTCCTCGCTTTCGATATTGCGCTTCGTTCCCTTGTACAGCGCCTCAGTGATCGCCGCCTTGTAACCGGCAAGGTCAAACGGCGTAGTGAGAAGCTCCACCTCGTCCTCGGTAAGGAGAGGCTTGACCGCGTCCTTGTTCTTGAGGTTGTGGACGAGGATGCTCTGATTGGCAAGCAGCGTAATCAGCCATACGATCTCGCCGATCGCCAGTTCGAAGTTTTCCGTCTTTAGCAGCTTATCGCCGAGGTTCTCCAGCCCGCCGTAGCGGCCTGCGATCTCCTTTGTCGCCTTGGTCGTAAGAAGCAGCGTGTGCTGTTCCTCACCGATCATGATAGAAGCCGTGCGTTCCGTGTCCATTTTGTTCCTCCTTACTCGGTAAACGTAGGTTCATACACCTGCGTGTACCAGCCGCTGATCGTTGCCGCCGCGACGTTTGCGTCGCCCTCGGTGACCTCGGCCTTCCACGGGTGCTTGCCATTGCCGTCCAGCTTGTTCCGGCGCAGGATCGTGCCTTCGATCGTCGGGGTGGAAAACGTGATGCTGTCGCCCTTGGTGGCGAGGTTCGTTTCCGGGACGCCAAACTTCACGCGGTACAGCCAGTAATACTTGTACTTGCCGTTCGACTTCTTCGCCCGAAACCCGATCGCTACCGGGTCGCCGCCGTCCTCGCTGCCGGAGATCACGACGTTGTTGTCGTCGATCGTCGCTCCGGTCAGATCGGACGCAACGGTCGCACCGATATCGTCCACGCCCAGCGAAAGCGTACCCGATTTGAATTCCTTTACGATCTCCGCCGCGCCGTCGTCGGCGTACAGCGTCGCTTCCGCAAGCTCTATGGAAAGATCCGCGGAGATGGCTTTCGCCAGCTGCACCGGGGTGGCGTAGGTTTCGTCTCCGCTGGCGGCCTCCGTGATTTTCGCGTAGTATAGTCTGTCAAGACCAATCGTTGCCATTTACTGTTCCTCCATTAAATAATCATAATCTTTCGCCACATCGATGGCAAAGTGGTGATAGCCGGTATCATCCTCATGGCCTATGTACCGGCGGTCGGTTATGGTAATGTCCGCATTCAAAAGAGCGCGGACAATTGTATTTTTGATGGCGGTGTAGCTGCCCTTATCGAATAGGGACAGCCGCGCCTCCTGTGTTTCATGTCGGGGCGCGTCGTCCGTGTAGAGGTCAAAGGTATCCGTCATGGGCGTAATCACCAGATAGCGGTCGGGCGGAGTGCCGGAAAACACGCCCGTTTCAATGGGGATGAGCGGCGCAAGCACCGTATTCAATTCTTCCAGCAGACTCATACGTTGCCCATCTCGCTTTCCAACTTTGCCTTCATCGCTTCGATGCAGGCGTTTTTGCTTGCGGATTTCGCAGGCTTCAGAAAAGGCTTTGCTGGCTGACCATGCTTGCCGTATTCCAGCACGTTTGCGATCATGGCATTCGTCCGCTCTTTGTAGCTGCGTTTCCTCACCGCCGCGTTTTGCTGGCGGCGCGGTTCGTCAAAGCCGACCTTAACATTAAAGTTGCCGTCGCGGTCGAGCATGGCCGGCGATACGCCCAGTGCGCCGACAAGCTCGCCTGTGGAGCGGCTTTCTTCCTTTATGCCGCTGCCGATAACGGCTTGCAGATTGGAACGGACTTTCTTTTCCACGACCTCGCCGCCCGCCTGCAGCACGCGAGGCACGATCTCGTCAGTTTTGTCCGCCAGCCGCGAGACCTTTATAAGAAAATCCTCCGGCAGTTTATACGTTGCTTTAGCCACTGGGCTTCACCTCCTTCGCCAGCACCTCAATATACATCCCGCGTCCCTTCACATCTTCCACAGAGGTAATCTCAAAACGACCATCGCCGTTGACTATCACCATAGCGGTCATGACAGTGACACTGGGAATACAGCGAAAACGGAAAAGGTCGGTGGCTTCGGAAAACTGAGCGCGATTCGCCCATTTCTCGTTGCCGTGCCGCCCCTCGCGATACGCTCTGACAGAAGCCAGAATAACGTCGGTTTCTGTTGAGAAGCCCTCGCTGTCCCGCACCGTCTGTTTTTCTATGAGGTCAATAAAGGTGTTCATCTTTCCAAAAGACATACTCACACCTTCCTCGTCGTCACAAGTTCCATATCACTCGCAACGGCTAACTTCGTTATCCATTTCTCGTTCATTTCACTGCTCCTCCTCTCCCCACAAAGTCACTCGACTTTGCGGGGTCCCCGGCGCTATACGCGCCATTCTCTGTCAAGCCGTAGGAGCAGGTTTACCGTATTCCACACCTGTTGTCCCGCCTGTACGTTATCCGAGAAGAAGCCGCCAGTGCTGCCGTCCCGCGATTCGTATAAGTGGGACGACAGCATGATAACGGCCTGTTCGGTGGTTGCGGGCATGGCATTGGTGCTGTAGTAGTTTTCAGCCAAATGCTGATAGCTTTCGGC